TCTGAACGTTGAATCTGTATAAAATGATTTGGTTTCTGAACCTTTTGTCGCTTTTATGATTGGTGTGACCATACTCACGACAAAATTAAGTTTGAGTAAACTCGGCCAGAAATAGTGAATCATGTTAAGAATGAGACCTTTGATATGACTTCCATCGTTATCCGCATCGGTCATGATCATGAGTCGACCATACCGAAGTTCGGAGAGTGACGTATACACTTTACCTTGTTGAAGTCCCAAAATTTTTTTGAGATCGTTAAACTCTTTGTTTTCGGTAAGTTGTTTTATACTTGCATCACGAACATTTTTACATTTGCCTCGAAGTGGGAAAACGCCGTAATGATCTCGACCAACTACGGAAAGACCCGCAATTGCCAACGTTTTTGCGGAATCACCTTCGGTCACAATAAGTGTACACTTACCCGAGTGTTGTGTACCAGCTTTATTTGCATCGTCGAGTTTTGGAATACCCGTTATTTTTGATTTACGAGACCCATCCGTTTTCTTGAGTTCTTTCATTTCGCGAAACTTTGATAACGCCATAAGTTCCGATTGAATACTCGTTTTTAGAATAGTTTTAATGAACGTTTTCGGTGGTTCAAATTTACTTCCGAAATCTTGTGGTTTAAGTGTACATTCCGATTTGACCTGACTACTAAAACTCGGATTGACCAACGTCGCTTTTACAAAAACGAAAAATGCGTTCTTGACTTGTTGGGGTCGAAGTTTTATTTTCTTTGCCATATCTTCGATAATACCATTTGCGAGTATTCCCGAAACGTGATCAACGTGTGAACCTCCTTTTGTTGTACATATCCCATTCACAAACGATACGTGTTCAAACCCATCATCTGAAGGAGCGATACACACTGACCATCTATCACTCGTAAACGTACACATCTCATCCATTTTTGTATACATTTTAGCATACGTAGTAAACGTAGATTTTGGTAAAGGTTCACCTTGAAACTTTACTTTACAGTTTTGTGATGTACAAATATTTGCATCGTATACTCGTTTTTCGAATATTTTATAGATAGAATCATCCATTTTTGACATACCAAACCTTTTCCAATCGGGAACAAAAGTAATAGAAACACTCGACGTAGCACTTGAATACTTTTTTATTTTGGGTGTACCACACGTTTTCATATTATCTGTCCATTCTTGTGTATACATACACTTATTTTCACCATCTTTAATTTTAATGGAAAACTTCGTCGAGTATACGTTTGTAAGTTTTGCACCATACCCGTTACGCCCACCAACGACGCGTTTTTGTGTATCGTCATAATTTGTACTCGTGAGTAAATGTCCGAATGTTAATTCGGGATTCCAAAGACCTTCTTTTTCATGCATTTTTACCGCAATGCCTCCCAAAGGTCCATTATTTTCCACGGTTATTTCACCCGTTTCTTTATCAATAGATACACTGAGCGACGTTACGTTTTTTGGGTACATGGAGTTCCTGTCGATCGCATTTACTAAAATTTCATCAAATATTTTTAAAAGTGCTGGTGAGTAGACGACATTTTTCTTTTCAAAGTGATCATTTTCATACACCCAGTACGGTTCGGCTACACGTGAAACTGGTCCAACATACGAATCTGGACGCTTTAAAATATGCTCCACGTGTGTGAGTTTTTGAATACTTTCACCCATTTATGTTATATTGCACCTTTTACTTAAGTATCTTTTTAGTCCTTCGAACCAATATATTAATTCATATTTTGTTTTTGACTTGGGTGTGGGATGAATATTTTTTATGCGACCACACTCGCGGTCACGTAACGTGGTAATTCCCACTTTATACGAATTTATATAACATGCATAACATACACGTTTTACCTCCGTACCAAAAAATTTTAGGTACATATCATTATTGACAGTAAAAATGGGGCGTATTTTTCTATATTTACGTATAAGAATACGTTCTTCCGTGGTATTTGTGTGTATACATGGTTCTAGGGGACATTCACACAAATAACATTCTTTTGACCATTTAATATACATAAAAAATACTGGTCTTTATCTTTTATGTATTATAATCATGTACAACAACCCGACGGCGTTCCAGCTATTGGTGTAAATTTAGAAATGCAACCACCTAATCGAGAAGAGCCCGAGCCCGAGCCCGAGCCCGAGCCCGAGTCTGTTTACGAAAGAACTGATATACTTTTTACTAAGATTATTCACGTTACTACATTTTTTGTGAATTGTTTATTTACACTCATATTATATAACATATTGAACATTATAAATCTTATACTTTCGATATTGTGTTTATATGGTATTTCAAAAGAAGATATGAAATATGTATATTTTCATACCGTATATTTAATTATATGTTTGAATATGGCGATATATGTAGTATCGGACGTATATATAATTTATTATTCAACTTATACTGTACTGAATTTAATAACAATTGAACAATATAGTTAAAAGTTTTGATACATAAGTATAATATGCGAGAATTTATTTTAAAAAGACTCGAATTGGGAAAAACAAAATATGGTCACGGTGTCCGTGTTGATATGGATACAGTTACATGGGGAACACCTAAAAATTCGTGGTTAGAAATGGCTATAGAAGAATATATCGATGCTATAATTTATATAGCTGCTGATTATATCCGAAATTTTGAAACACCTGTAAGACCAGATGATAATGAACGTATATTAGAATTAGCATGTAATCCAGAATACATGTTGAGTGATTTTCATACCATGTCAATTAAAACAATTACAAATTTGATATACATGTCTACTCACCGAGAGTAAAACTGTAAGTTCTTCTGAGTTTTACAAAGAACCACATTCTTTATTAACCTAAGTTATTTTATTTTCAGTAAAATGTAAATTAAAAATGTCGCAATACTTTTTACCTACCGTTACACAAACAAATTTTAGTGATACGAAAAATGTACTCACTAAAAAACATCAATCAAATATTCAAAATTACGATGATTGTTTACGTGTATCTAAAACTTTAAAAACAAATAAAAAAACACCAGAAGAAATGGCACGTATTCTTGATAAAATGCGGAAGAAAAAACTTGAATGTCAAAAAACAAGACCAATTCAGGTTATTGATTCTGTACCTAAACGAGACGTTTCCGAAAACCGGAGCGTATGTAAAGCTTTCACGCTATCGGGAAAAAAGTGTTCATTCAAAGCCGTATGTGGAGAATATTGTAAAAAACATAGAATAGATAATCAAGTGTTAGGAACTAGACCAAAAATAAATGTTTCTTTATTATAAAAAAATGTTAGATCAGGAAACGCTCAGACCCGTCATAGTAGCAATGGCGCTTTATCTTGCAATTTCAAAAATCGTACCAGAACTTCTTAAGAAACCAACCAATATTAAATTTATTGATGATATTGTTGCTATGCTTATTGCCCAACGAGGATCACTCATGTCCGGCGCCATCTTGACTGGCGTTATTACTTTCCTTACCAATTATATTAGCGACGAATTCTTGTAATACATTTTCTTTACACGTTAACATGTGAGTCCTCGGATGTTCCATATACCTTATTTTTTTGGTATATGCATCTTCCATAAACTCTCGTAATTGATTTTCGTCGGGTTTACCCCATTTCATACCCGCTTTGAATAAAAAATCGTCTTTCGGTATTTCTTGTAAACCACATTTTATAGTATACGGTGTTTTGACATATTCAGGAGCACCACCATAATCAGTTATAATAACGGGTTTGTTTCGTAAAGCTGCTTCGACTGCTCCCATGCCTACACCTTCTGAAGACGAAAAACTGACATAACAGTCTCCCATTTCATGTATTTTTTCCATTTCTTCATCTGATATGAGTCCGTTTATAAACGTAACATTAGGTATTCGCGCTTCGACGGGTTGTTTACACGTTGCTTTTACCAATAAACGTGAATCTGGTTTATTCATACGTACGAATGTTTCTATGATTTTATTAAAATTTTTACGTGGGTCGTGAACATTACCTATATGGTAAAACGTATACGGTCTCTTATCGGGTATATGTGCGTGTATAACGAAAAAATCTTTATCAGGAAACTGTTTTTTAAAAACTTTTCTACAGAATTCACTCGGTACGGCAATTCTATCGAATAAGTCAAAAAGTTTACCATAATCTTCGTGTACTGTTTCTGTTTCACATACGGTCATACACGTCACATGTTTAATTTTTCTTTTTATTTCTGGTATTTTATCTAACCAGTATGGTACAGGTAAAGCAAATATAAACGCTCTTTCACATTCCGGAATTTTTTCGTGTATTTCTAAGTATTTACTTCTAGGAAAAAGGTTCATATATTTTTTACAGTGTTGACCTATACCACTCAGGGGAGTTGGTCCAATGAATAACATTTAGTATAAAGATAATATTTCTTTTATATATATTACGCGATGGACTCTATCAGAAAACAAATTGAAGATGCACTTCAAAGACCGAAAATCAATAAAGAAACTATTTATGGTATTCTTAAACAAATTGTCGATGTAATCGAACCACCAGCTCCAGCTCCAGCTCCAGCTCCAGCTCCAGCTCCAGCTCCAGTACCAGTCCCAGCTCCACCAAAGGCTCCAGAACCAGCTCCAGCTCCACCAAAGGCTCCAGCTCCACTAAAGGCTCCAGAACCAGCTCCAGTTCCAGCACCAGAGAAAAAGAAGACGACTACACCAAAGAAAACCGTAAAGCGTGTCGTTAAAAAGAAGGTTGAGGAACCGAAGGCGTAAATTTATTTTTTACAAATACAAATCCACCAATAATCATAGCTAAAAATAACACTAAATAACGTAAAGGATACTTTTTCTTTTTTTCTATTTCCATTTTTTCAATATCCTCCTTATCTGGAAGTTTTTTAACGTTTATGTTAAGATCATCTATCTTCCCGATAAGTTTATGTAACGCTTCGAGAATTTGTACTTCTTTATTGATAGGTTTTTCTTTGACGTCTATGGTTGTTATTTCAAGAACCATGTACCAATTCGCATCCGGTTGGAGCGTTTTATAATCACCGTCACCTTGTGATTCGTATATTTTAAAATTAAGTTTTTGTATCGATATGGGATTGAATAAATTTGTCTGACGCTGAAACGATCTCCACTGTTTATCACGCATGATAAAATCATTACTTCCCGTAAAACTTCGTTCTAATGGTACGCGCGCTAGGATCTGTCCGTTACGTTCATTTAGTATTTGACCACGTTTTGGGATATCATCACATACTATATCTATATACTTTGCTACATTTGTATTGCCTAAATCATTTTCACCTACTTGTGTGATATAAAAATCAACTGGTTTTATACCAATTACTTCTGATATTTCTTCGACGTGTAGATTAGATTCAAGTGATAAATCAATAGTGAATGTGTTATTTGTACCATTAACGAATTCGGAATCCACAATTATGTATTGTACTTTTTTTGGTAAGTCCTGGAGAGATACCATATTGTATTTAGTATATAAAAAAAATAAAGGTAATTACTAACAGTTATGTTTACATTCTACAAAAGTGTATGTAACTTAATAGCGCCTACCCCAAACCCCGTGAGTATAAAAGCATTTCCTTCCATAAATGTATTTGATAATGATTATATCGTATCCAAAAATGAAGCGAATGAAACAATCATTTTAGAAATACCAAAACAACCTAAGTTATATTATACATGGAAAAAATAATAAAAAAATGAAATGGAAGACTATATCGCCTTACACACGTACGACTACATTCTCGCCTTTTGTCAAGCGACAAACGAACTCCCGGGTGACATACAAAGACTCGTATGGGACAAAGTTAATAAATACGACGCGTGTTCTCTCGAGTGCCCAGGGGCACCCAAAAAACGAAAATACGGTATGGGAGGAAAAACTGAAAAACTCGATAAACTTATTCGGCGATGGCGAGAACTGTACGGAACTCCATGAACACGCGTATAGTGAGTTTTGTTTTACGGATACGCATGATATTGTAAAATACGCAAACGAATTAAATCGTTCTAAATATAGGGAGGTACAAAATTATAAAAGAGAACTCATGTATAACAAAATGTACGGTATTTTATGGGAATTATCACCGGTACCTAAAGACGATTTTGTACACGAGGATAAACTCGTCGAGTTACAAGTTCGTTTACATGAATCTATAGAAAGGTGTGAAGCCTTTGAAGAGAAAGAGAAAAAGTTTAAAGAAAATATACTAAATAAAATGTAATGTAATGCTGAGTATAATAAATCCGTACACTAAAACCATTCGAATATCATGTCCTACTAAACGTAAAGAAGGTATAGCTGAATACGAGCAAGTCAAGGCTAAAATTAGAAAATCAACTTTACAATACGGTATCGCCGTTTCAACGTACCATTTTATTTTTCATACACCTATTGATGGTGTGTCAGCGACTTTGGGTACAATTGCATCTTATATGTATGTCGATTCACTTTCTTCTTACGTCGATAACATAGAAAAAGTACCTAGTTTAAATAAACGATTATTGTTACCGACATGTCTCGCATTGGCTGAATCTTTGTGGAATACATCGGAATTACCATTTGATTTTAATATGGGGGCAACCTTATTTGGATTTTTAGCGTATAAAATGGCATTTTATCAAATTGTTGCTGAAGAAATATTAATGTACAGAGAAGACCTAAGTGATATAGATCAGATATAATATTAATATAAAAATGTCTCTTATTTACGAACTTACAAAACAAGCTGTTACTATTGAACGACTTCCAAAACTCGACGGTATTTTATCGAGTTTTAGAAGTGATAAGTTTGCACACGGTACATATTCACAAGTATACGGTGTGAAACCAGAACACAATTTTCCTAGAGAATGTAATCCTAAACATCTAGACCACGTCGCGTATTTTGGTGTTTCTTCATTTAATGATAAAATGCATATACTTGATTTTATGTATGAAGAGAAATACGAAAACGGTATGCGAATGGGTATTCTCGAACCGGCATTACAAATGTTGGCGAAAGATGGTTTGAAAACCATGATTGTTCCAAGACACATTTCAGAAGAATGGATTGATTTTTGGATGAACTACTTTAAAAATGAATTCAAGTGTCGGAAAACACTCTTACACTTTATCGAAAAATATAATCTTCACGGAAGCGTGGATTGGACGGAACTTTACAATACATTAAGTGACGATATGGACTTAAACAATAGCAACTAATGTGTAATATAATATAATGAGCCTTACTTACGAACTTCTTAAAAAATGTACCACGATCGTCGAACTTTTCGATGTTAATCAACTTTTTTCCGAATTAGTGGGTAAAAAGTGTAAAGTATACGGTTTGCGTGCCGATTTTGGGTACCCCGAACACCTTATTCCTAAAAATATGTATGGGTACCTCGCCTATATTGGTATTTCTAATAAAAAACTCGAAACGTCGTACGGTCAAGCTCAATTTATTGAATTTTATTACGAACCTAAACAAAACGGTGTTTTAGAAAACTTTTTCGATATGTATATCGAAAGTGAAAAGAACATTCTCGAACAGAGTGGATATAAAAAAGACGAGGATTTTACGGTTGAACTGTTTCCAAGTAAAATTACGAAAAAGAATCTTTCGTTTTGGAAACGATATTTAGACGATGAATACGATGTTAATGATAAAATTTCTTTACGCGATTTCTTAGACGATTACGAAATCGAACACAAAATCGATTACGATATATTAGAAGAAGGATTACCTGAAAACATCGACGATTTGGATAATGAAAGTGAATACGAAACGGATTCCGAACTCGAAGAAGGTGAAATAAGAACCTAAGTACGAGATGTTAAAAAAATGATTAAGAAAATGCGTCCAAACTGTGTATACGAAAACTGTCTCTGTCGCCAAGGAAAAAACGGGTTTTGTGTGAAACACCGTGAAATTGGCGAAGCCGTCGAAGCCCTTTTACTTTTAAGAAAATTAACACACCTAAGTTGTAATAAAACAAAATAAAAATTAATACATTAAAAATGGAAGCTCTTACCACGTTAATGCAAACTCTCGACCTCAATTCTAAGATAATTTCTGAAGGTGATTATCTTAAAATGTGTGACTCGATAAAGAAAATTCACGATTATATCAAATACGAATCTGAGTCTGAAAGTGAAGACGAAGAAGAATTTAGAATCCGTCGTGTTGATATACCTATACCTTTTTCACCTGTTCCTAGACTCCCACCTTTTGGAGATAATCTCGACGATCTTACCATATATGATACAACACCACCACCACAATCAAGACGTGGGGATTTCGTACACGTGGATTTACCACCTATACAAACACCACCACCTGTTCCAGAACCTTTACGTGATTATATATTGGAAGATAATCTTATTGAGGTAAATAGACTAATTCACGAAACACTAAAAAAAATGGAAAACT